TACTGCACAGTCAATTCATTGGCTATTGGTGCAATCTTTGCTTCCCGTGAGTTCAACCGCAAAGTAACAGTCCTTGACTTGGACGCTCATTGTGGCGGTGGAACTTACAAGTACATCTTGCAAGAGCGAGGCTTCCGCAGAAACAACATCAATCAAGTAGATGTTTCTGTCTCGCCATTTGACAGTTACCGACCAACCAGCCCCAAAGACCACTTTGAGGTAGTCAGTTCCCGTGGAACTAAGACGCAGTTGGACAAAGACAGGAATTACCTCAATGCTGTTGAGAAGGCATTGGACAATTTTATTACTGACGAAACCGACATTGTTTTCTATAACGCAGGCGTAGACATCTACCCAATCATTTCACCCGAAGGCGTAAAAGCCCGTGAGGAAATGGTTGCTCAAGCCTTGCACGGAAAACCAACCGTGATTGTCATGGCAGGCGGTTACGGAACAATGGAAGAAATCGTCCCATTGCACATGGCTACCTTGAATGCGTTTGCGCGACGGGGCTCCATGGCCGCATGTTCTCCTTTGAGCCAATAACGGGTAGGGTATACACATGACACCAAACGAAGCACAACTCAAAATACGACAGACTCTTCACAACTCAATGATTATGTTGACGGCTGAAGACGAAACAAAACCAACGAGCGAAGAAAACCGAGACGCAGAGGAATTTGCTGATTTCGTAATCGCTGTTCTTGGTATCAAAGTTACCGAAGTCGGAACAGACGGAACATTCATGGCGAGAATTAGTCCCCGTGATAACCAACTTAGTGCTGTTCCTTTCTCTCAAGACTAGTTGCGACGCGGAGGCCCCGCTGCTAGGCTGAGGTTTCACGCATAACTAAGGAGACGAAATGTCAACAGCAAACCTGACCATCTCGGGAAATGTCACACAAGACCCCGAACTCACTTTCACAGCCTCTGGAGTTGCCCGTTTGGCATTTTCAGTTGCAGTGAACTACAACTACACCGACCAGTCTGGTGAAAAGCAGGAGAAAGTTTCCTTCTTCAATGTGACTGCATGGCGTTACCTCGCAGAAAACTCGGCAAAGGTTCTTGAAAAGGGAATTGGAGTCGTGGTGACGGGGCGTCTTGAGCAGCGCACATACGAAAAGGACGGCGAAAAGAAATCAGCAGTTGATTTGATTGCAGACGAAATTGGTATTGCAACTCGTTCAATTGAGGGAGTTACTCGCCGTCAAGCACAGGCAGGTGGCGGACAAAAGAGCGCACCTCGCCCGCAGAACTCGGCTTCACCTCGCACCCGTCCTGCAGTAGCAGTCGGAAATGAAGTAGACGAACCGTTCTGATTTAATCAGTAATTAAAAATCCCCCTGTTAATTTGCTACGGGATAGCAAGACAGGGGGTTTTTTTATTTATATGTGTAATAGTATCCGTTATTAGTAAATATGTCAACTGAACATCGCAAAGCGCCTCGTCGCAAAGTCAAAGAAATCCGCCGTGTCGGAACTTGGGGCAAAGTCATGTACGAACATGTACTTGAGTGCGGTCACACTGAAACAAGAAATCGTAAAGCAACAGTTCCAAAGATTGCGTGCGCTTGGTGTTTGAGAACAAGTGCAAAAGAAATTGAAATCAGGGCCCTCGCAAATCCAGCCCCGCTGCCAGACGACTACGACTCACAGTTGCTCAAGTCGGAAACAGAGATTGACAGAGTGAGGGCAAAGATTGCTCATGAGTTTCGTATCCCATTAGAACAGGTTGATGTCGCATCAGTAGATGTCACAGGAAAGTTACAAATAAGTGGTGCAGTCATTTGGTTATCTGCCTCCGAAGTGCGTAGGATAGCCGACAACTAATTCCAAGTAAAAGGGGGACACTTGTCTACTTCAGATTTATCTTCGGGGCTGTCGCGTCGGAAAGTCTTCACCCAAGAACAAAAAGACCAAATAGATAAATATCGTTCCGAAGGAACACAGATTGAAGTAATTGCAATGTTGATGGGTTGTGGCAAAGAGCGAGTGCGCCGTTACCTCAAAGATGAAAAAGGTGAAACGCTTAAGGGCGATTATCACAAGACGAGAGTCGCATACCAAGCAAAGGATATTGATATTTCGTATCCTGATTTTTCAAACGCATCATGCAAAGAAGCAGATGGAAGCATGTGGTTTCCTCGCAATCTTCCAGATATGAACGGGGCTCAACGCGCAGCGGAGTACGAACGCATCGCCACAGCAATAAACATTTGCCTTTCTTGTCCAATTCAACTAAAGTGTTTGGAGTACGCAATACTCGCTGAACCATTCGGTATTTGGGGTGGAACAACAGAAGCAGAGCGTGTTTACCTCAGAGCACGAAAAGGAATTGAGTGCTTGCGTGAGGGGAAAGTATTCATCAACGGAATTGGTCGTAGGAATTCGCAGACGACAATGATTCTTCGTGAGTCATATGCAAAACGATTCCTCAAATCAGAAGCAGTTCGTAGGTATCTAGAGATGGTTTCGTGAAACAAATATCCCCGCAACTGGACAATGTTCTGTCCCGACTGCAGGGTGTAGTTCGTGTTGGAGATGGTTTTCAAGCGAAGTGCCCGTGCAGAAATGATGACGAGAACCCATCGTTTTCTGTATCAGAGGGCGAGAGTGGCAAAGTCGTCATGTACTGCCATGCAGGTCGTTGCGATACAGCCAAGGCGTGTGAGAGTATGGGTATCTCTATGGCTGACCTCTATCCACCTAAAAAGAAAGAGGAACTCAAACTTGTTGCGACATACAAGTACATGGACGCCAACGGGACTCTGCTGTTTGAGAAACTCCGCTACATAAATGAGCGCGGTGAGAAAACATTTCGTCAACGCAAACGAGATGGAAGTGGTTGGTCATACAAACTAGGTGACACCCCTCGGGTACTGTACAACTTGCCGATGGTTGTAAAAGCAGTAGCCAACGGTGAACCGATTTGGGTAGTAGAGGGGGAAAAAGATGCAGACACTCTCATCAAAATGGGTATATGTGCTACGACTATGCCCAATGGGGCTGGTACATGGTTGCCCATGCACACAGAAGTTCTCGCTGGAGCAACGGTGGACATTATCGCCGACAAAGATACAGCAGGAACAAAACACGCAGAATCGGTTTACGAAGAACTAAAGGAGGCAGGTTGCGATGTCCAAATATGGACTTGTACCCGTGGTAAAGACATTACAGACCATCTCAACGCTGGTGGGTCTATTAACGATTTGGTTGCTCATCAAGCGAGTGATGTGGTTGAAGAATCACCCGAACGACTGGAAGAGGAAGCCCCGACCCCTGAGTCAAGCGCACTCACAGCAATTACAGAACTCCTACAACGGTCAGATATTTCAGACACACAGAAACTTCTCAAAGCGGAACTTTTAATTGCCAAGACCTCGTCAACCAAGCCAGTAGATACTGGTCGTCTTGTTGAGTGGAGTACATTCGTAAACGAGTCAGATGATGACTCATACGATTGGGTAATCCCAGGATTGTTAGAGCGCGGCGAACGAGTAATCGTTGTTGCAGCCGAAGGCGTTGGTAAGACAATGCTCGCACGGCAGTTAGCGATTTGCTCTGGTGCTGGAGTTCACCCATTTACATATCAGCCGATGAAGCCAGTGACCACACTTCTTGTTGACTTGGAAAACCCTGAACGAATCATTCGTAGAACTTCTCGTTCCATTTACGGGGCTGCGGCCGCGGTGTCCCGAACACAGAACCATCAGTCGCATCTACTCATAAAACCACAAGGTCTTGACTTGCTTCGTCTTGACGACAGAGCCGTACTGGAAGAACAGTTGGAGATTGTCCAACCTGACATTTTGATAATGGGTCCTTTGTATAAGGCGTTCCTTGACCCAGGCGGTCGCACCTCAGAAGCAGTAGCGATTGAGGTTGCTAGGTACTTAGACACGCTTCGTGATGTGTATAAGTGCGCGCTTTGGCTGGAACACCACGCACCACTGGGAACTTCAATGACTTCACGAGAACTGCGCCCGTTCGGCTCAGCCGTGTGGTCCCGCTGGCCCGAGTTCGGCGTGTCCCTCCAACCCGACATGACAGGAATGCCATATCATTACGATGTCCGACACTTCAGAGGTGCCCGTGACGAACGCCAATGGCCTACTAGAATTAAGAGAGGGAAACGGTTCCCTTTTGAAGTCGTGGAGTTTGCGAACCATTCATTATGAGCGATAAGCCGATACTAAGTAAAGAGTTCCTTGCGGAAAGAGATGCGCGCATTTTCAAGATGCGACAAGCAGGAGTTGCCGTATCCGAAATCGCCCGTCGTTTCAATGTGTCTACACGAATCGTCGGTTCTGCAATTACCCGTCAGTTGGAGAAACTGAACAGAGAGACAGCACTTGCGTACCCTGAAGTACTAAGAATGGAGTTAGAGCGACTTGATGGTCTGCAAGCCGCCATTTGGCCTCTAACACAACATCGTAAAGAGACGCAAGATGACGGGACTGAGGTCCAGTTCCAGCCAGACATGAAGGCAGTCCAACAGGTTTTGTCAATCATGGATAGGCGTTCAAAGTTGTTGGGCATGGAACAGAACAATGTGAATGTCAACATGGACATCACTCAGGCTGGTCAAACACCAATCCGTGCAACGCTTGCTGGTCAAGAAGGAATGCAAAAGACCATTTCTGCATTTGACCCAGAGGCAGAAGCCCGTGCGTTGTTGACA